TATGCTCAACAAGAATTGTTAGGAGGAGACCCTAGAGGAGAAGATGCTCCTCTTATGGTTGAAGGTGCAGAACCTTTAGGAGCTTTACAAGTATATGCTTCTAATAATAATTTTGATTTAAATGATATTTATGGACAACTAACTTATGGTACAGCTGACCCCGGTTACATGGCAAGTACTGAACTATATAGACAAGACACAATAGGAGTACCTTCATAATGGCTAAACCTACTAAAAATCCAAGACCAATAGTTTCTGGTAGTTTAAGTGATGCGTCTGCTCAAGTAGTATTAGACGGTCTTGACTCAGGATTTACTATTGATGAAATTGCTCCTAGTAAAGGACCAAAGTTAAGAGGAGAAAGACAGTTTAGTCAAGAAAGTTTAGACGAGCTTGTATCTTTATCTAATAAAGGAGCACCTGTTGCTGGACAATCTTTAATGAACAGTCCTGCAGAACCTTATGCATGGGAACAACCACCGGAGTTTACTAATCCTAGAGAAGCTTTAGATTACGTAGTGGCTTTAATGTTTGAACCGGAAGCAATAAAAAATATAATTGTTTCTTTATCTAAAGGAGCTGCTGTTATAGACATTGGAGTAGCAATATTATACTCACAGTTTACTACAGGAAAAATAAATCCTGATGTATTAATGATGTTAGTTGAACCGGTTGCATATATCATTATGGCAATGGGAGAAGAAGCTAATATTAAATATAATATAGAAGGTAACGATTTAGATGAATTTGATGACGAAGAATATGATGAAGAAGAAGAAGATTTAAAAGATGAATTTAAAAACTCATTAACTGGTATAAAAGAAAAAACTTTAAACAAAGGAATAGACATATCTAATATTAATAGTGGTGTAGTACCAGAAAGCATATTAGCAAAAGTTGAAGAAAAAAGTCCTGAAATAAAAAGTATTTTAAGTAAAGGAGAAGTGTAATGGCAATGGAAGACTATTTAAAAAATTCACAGTTTGGTCAATTAGCAGGTTCTATTCTGTCTCGTAAAGATGATGACTATAAGAAAGACGTTTTAAAAACTGTAGCATTAGACTCAATACTACAATTCTTTGACCAGTGGAAAAATAAAAGAAAAGATACAGTTAATAGAAATACAGAGATGGCTAAAGAAAATGAAATAGTTGCTCTGGGTAAAGACGAAGCTTATTGGGATAGAAGAAATGAAATTCTTGCACAAGAGAAAAAAATACAAGAAAACGGTTCTTCAGATGTTTTTTTTGAAAGAGCAGAAAATTGGTTTAACAATCCTGATAATCAAAAAAATATTCCTAACTTTAGAGCTGAAGATTTTGAAGATTCAAACTCACCTATGTATAAAGTAAAAAATAAAAGAATACAAACATATATAAATGAAGTTTTACTTCCTGCTCATAACTCTAAACTAGAAAAAATAGATAAAAACATTTTAACATTTGATGAATTTACTGGTAAGACTAGAGCAAGATTTGACGCTGAAGAAAGATTTATAGGCAGACCTACTGAAAAAAGTTTAATTAAAAAAGGACTTAGTAGAATAGGTTTATTTACTGAGCAAGACAATGTTTTAAAAAACGAATACGAAACTGCAAAAATAGAATCAGAAGCTTTACGTAGAAAAAGAGGAGAAATTTTTACTTTTGATGAAAATAAAATTGATGATATAAAAACTACAGACCCTTTAGGTAATATAACATATCGAAATCCTTATGAAGGATTAACTGAAGAAGAATTTTTACAAGGAAGTATTTATACTCTAGACGAGTTTAAAAGAAGTAACGAATTTAAAACTTTGCTAAATCCTTCTTCACAACTAATTGCTATCGAAGAGTTTGAAGCTAATGAAAAATTTGGCGATGTAAATAATTTAAAAGCTATAACAAGTATTGTAATGACTGCTAAAGTTGTTGATTTGGGAATAGAAAGAATTAACATGTTTGAATCAATAAAAAATAACGACCCAGATTTTATCAATACAAAACCTGAAAGAAACGAAACATTACTAGAGTATAATAAAAGAGAAGATGTAATAGCTTGGAAAGCTTCATTAGACGAGGCTTATAGTGCAAAAAATAAAACTCCTAAGTATTTAAAAGCTAGAAAAGAGTCAGGATATGGCATAGGAATTCTTGACGAGCAATCATTAATAGTTGAAGAACTAATAGATTTTGATACTGTATTAGCGGCTAAACATTTAAAAATTGGTCAAGTAGTTGATGGTAAAGTATATACTAAAGATACATATTTTAAAGATAGAGAAGAATTAACAAATACACTACTTAAAAAATTTGTAGCTGATAAACTTTATACTCCTTCAATTCTTGAACAAGGATTAGTAAATTCATTTTTTAGAAATGTAGATAGTGTAGAAACGTGGTTGGCAAGTGAAAAAGGTATGGGATACGTAAAAGCTCGTCAAATACAGTTACAGCAAGATGCTCCAGAAGGAGTTGTTGTGACTGAACAAGCAGTTAGGAATCAAATCCTAAGACAAAGAACTAAAATTCTTTCAGATAGTTACATGTGGAAGTTGCAAAATTTTACAATGTTACCTAGTGGTGGTATTTCTATATTAGAAAATAATGATTTAACTTTAAAAACTGTAAACTAAATGGCAAACAATATAAATGAAATAAGAGAAGAGATAAGGTCTAAAGACGAAACTAATCCTTTATTACTTTTAGGGGACGAGCAGTTAAAACAAAGACTTTATAATAATTCAGATTCTTTACAGGGAAAATATAAAGATTATGCATCTTTTCAAAAAACATTTAATGAAGCTGATAAAATAATAAAACGCAAAAAAGATTTAAAAGAAAGTCCTTTTAATTATAACATTACTAAAAAAATTGCAGACGTATTTGAAGGTGACAATTTAAGATATTTAAAAGCACGTAACAGAGTGAAACTAGAAAGTAGTATAGCTGCAGGTGTTTCAGATACAGTAAGTGGAGTGGGTTCTATTTTAGAAGACTACACACCTCTTGGACGTTTACCTGATAAAATTAAAGCTGGATTTGCTGATGTTTTTAGTTTATCTAAAAGTGTAGTAGTAGGAAAAGACTATTTAATTCCTGAAGAACAAGACGGTTACAAAACATCAGTAATTGCTCCTGAAAAAACTACAGCAAAAGCTCTTGTTAGGGGAGGTTCTTCGTTAGTTGTTCCTTATGTTGGAACTTTAAGAGCTTTTAATTATGCAGACAAGTTTAGACAAGCTTCTAAAATTAAAAAAATACAGAAATTATTTCCTGATAGTAAAGTTAAATCTCTTAAATCTATACCATCAAAATATCCTATAACTAAAGCAGCTCTTAAAACTTTAACAGCTAGTGAAGTTTCATCTCAAGTGGCTTTAAGTCCAGAGAGTGCATTTATGGGAAACTTTATTGGCGGGTTTATAGGTGATGATAGCGAAACACTACAAACTTTTATAGACTATGTATCTTCAGACGAAAGTAAAACAGATGGTGAAAACAGAGTTGCTTTACTTTTTGATGGATTGTTTTTATCAGGAACAATAACCGCAGGAATAAAGATTGGTGGTTTCGTTTTTAATAGCAGCAAAGATTTATTAAGATATGTTAAAGACATTAAAGCTAAAGGAACTCCCGAAGAAAAGAAAGCTTTAGTAGAAACAGTAACCCAATCAAGTAAAGAAAGTCCTTCAGCTACAAAAACTTTATATGAATTTAATGAAGAGGGTATTCCTGTGCCAACAAAACCTGTAGCAGTGGAAAATTCTTGGAAAAAGAAAAAATACAAATTAAAAACCCCAGATGTTAGGACACCAGAATCCAATGATGTTTTAAAACTATATACTTTTAGTGAAAATGCATTTATAAGAAACGCAGATTTTTTACTCAGTGCATTTGGTAAGTCTAGAGGAACATATACTCCAAAAATGTTTGAAGTATTAAATTTAAATGCTAACGCTGCTGTTGCTTGGTCTTCTAAAGGCGAACAACTGATGAGACAAGTAGATAATACTTTAGAATCTTTAGCTAAAAATCCTTCTGTTAATTTAAATAAAAAACAACTAGATGACTTGTTTGATAATTTTATTATGCGTAAAGGTAATTTAGATGATTTACCTGTAGCTCTTAAAGAAGTTGCAGAAGACTCAAGAAAACAAATAGATATATTATCTGGCATGATAAGTCAAAGCAAATATGTTTCTCCCGAACTACGTGAAGTTATTGGAAAAGAACTTGGTGTTTATTTAAGAACTACTTACAAAAAATTTGATGACCCTAATTGGAAACCTAGTTCTAAAGTAATTCAAGAAGCGGAAGAAATGATTTACAAAAAAATGACTAAGTATAAAGATAATGTAGAATTAATGAAAACTGTTAAAGGAAGAGAAACTGTTCGAAACCAAGCAAAAGCTTCTGTAGATATTATTTTACGAAATGCAAAATACTCAGAAAATGTTTTTGATTTTTTAAACACAGTTAAAGGAACAGGTCAATCTAAAGTAATTTTTAAAGAAAAACAAAAACTTTCTAAAGAAATACAAAATTTATTAGGTGTAGAAACACAAACATCTAAAAGAATATTTAGTACTTTAAACACTCTGGGAGAATTTATACACTCTCAATCTACTTTTGCAAAATTTAAAGAATTAGGGAAAAATAAATATTTTTTTGATAAGCCAACAGGTCAGTTTAGTTATCAAATAAAAGGAAAACAATTTGGTGATTTAGATAAAATGTATACTACAGATACTATGAGATTAAATTTTTATAATCCTGTTAAACTTGCAATAGAAAAAGATGGTTCAGGTGTAGTAGACTTTGGAGTTAATACTATAAAAATGATGTATGCCGCTAAAGGATTTTCTCAGGGTTCAAAAACTGTATTTAATAACATTACACACGAAAGAAACTTTCAAAGTAGTGGATTAATTATGCTAGGTAATGGCATGAATCCTCTTAGTAGAAAATCTTTTGAGGCTTTAGAAGTTGCTTGGAGCAGTGTTAAACTTACAGATAATGTAGCAATTAACAATTTATATAATAAATATTTAAGTCTTGGAATTACTAATCAAAATGCTAAAATAGGAGATATAAGAAGTTTATTAGAGTCTGCAGAAAAAACAGGAATGGGTGGTATTATAAATAAAATTGGCGAAGTTACTAAAATAAAAAAAGTTTATGCTAAAGTTACTAAAGCTTACGTAGCAGAAGATGATATTTGGAAGATAGCAGTTTTTGAAAACGAACTTGCAACTCTTAAAAAAGCTTTACCTACTGAAAAATTATCTGTGCTTGAAAGAGAAGCAGCACGTATAACTAGAAATACTATGCCTACTTATGATATGATTCCTTTTGGTTTTAAGGCATTAAGATACTCTCCTTGGGGTAACTATATGTCGTTCCATGCTGAAAGATTTAGAAATACTTTTCATACTTACAAACAAGCAGCAGAAGAAATTAATTCTGGCAATCCAATTTTAGTTAAAAGAGGATATAAAAGATTAGGTGCTAAAGTTGCAGTTGGGCAAAGAGGTGCAGCAATAACTGCATTTACTTCTTTACAACTAGCAGGAGTTAGTAAAGAGGAAGACGAACACATTAAAGTTTTAATGCAACAAGATTATCACGGAGATGATTGGGTTTATGATACTCAAGCTAGTACAGGTAAACTAACATTTTCAGATGTTAAATATACAGACCCGGACGGTCCAGTAAACGATGTTATAAGTACAGTTTTTGAATATACTAATACAGATAATATGTCTCAACAAGAGTTTGAAGAAAAATTATTTACTGCAGTAACAGATAGTTTTGGAAAAATATTAGCTCCTTTTATGGACGAAACAATTTTATTTGGAGCTGTTGCAGATTTAACATTTAGAAATGGTCAAACTGCACAAATGGATGGAAGTCTTGAAACAATACCAAATTGGGATACTACTAGTAATAAAACAATGGACAGTAAGATGAACAATTTTATGGTAGGAACAAAGCATATATTAAATAAAGCTTTTAAACCTGTAGTTTTGGACAACGTGGGTAATATTATTTCTGCTGTTAGAGCTAAAGAAGATAAGTATGGTGTTAAAAAAGATGTAGAGTTAGAAGTATTTAAAAATTTAGTAGGTTTTAATTTTAAAGCTATAGATAAAGATAACTTATATAAATCACTTGCACAAAATGTAGGTAGGTTTAATGGTGAAAAGGACATAGCTACTAATGAACTGATGTACAAAGATATTGAAAATAGTAGGGTTGAATTATCAGAAGAAGATGTATTAGAAAATTTTAAAACTGCTAATAGACAGTATTACATACAGTATGCTCAAACGGCACATAAAGTTAATAGTATATTAGAACTGACAAAACTAGACAATAGTAGAGTACAGCAAGGGGGAGAATCTAGATTTAATTTAGACTATGACACTACGCGAAAAACTTTAGAAGAAAGAGGAATGCCAACAGCAATTATAAATGAAATGTTAAGAAGCGATTCTAATCCACAATTTATTCCTCTAAAATTTAGCGAAGAAAAATTTTTAAAATTATCCAAAATGAATCCTAATATAGATATGAATTATTTAAGAGCAGAATTAAATAACGCAAGAATTAATTTTTTAAAGTTACCAGTGTTAGATATGAGAGTTGATTATTCTAAAAAAGATATTAAAGCTTTTAAAGAAACTACAGAAAAAACAAAACCAAGACTTAAAAAATATAAAGGTCTTGAAGTAGATGTTCCCTATACTAAAGACGAAGCAGAAACAAGGATAAACAAATTTACAGGACTTCCATATGTTGAGCAAATGGATAGGTTAGGATTTGTAGACGGAGGCAACATAGGTAATCCTATTGTTGAAACAGAAGTTTTAAATAATGAAATAATTAAAACTTATCAAGACGGAACTACTAGCTCAACTATAATTAAAGGAACAGAAGAGCAGGGTCTACAACTAGTTGCACCTATAGTAGAATTTTTAACTGGCGGTACGCTTTTTAGAGGTAGTAAAGTTGTTGGAAAAGTAGGCAAAGAAATTATTCAAAAAAAAATAATGCCAAAAACAGTTTACCACGGTAGTTCTGTAAAAAATTTAAAAAAAATTAAATCTGCTAATGCTAGGGTAGTTAAACCTAATGAAGGATTACAAAGTGTTATTTATACTTCTAAACGTGACGGAATGGCTTCTTACTACGGTAGAAAGGGAGAAGTTTATCCTATTGATACTTCAGAAATATCTAAAAAGGCTTTTAGTATAGCTAACATAGGTAAAAATAAAGTTTTAAATACTAACAACGTACCTAATAGTTTATTAAAAAAATTAGATAGAGAAATAAAAGCAAATACTGGAAGAGATAAAAATGCTTTAAAAGTTTTAAAAAAACAATTGACAAGCAGCAAAAGAAAAAGAATGATGGAGCATGTAGGACCTAAAGGTGCTGATTTTTTAAAGAATAATAATTATAAAGTAATTAAAAATCCTTTAAGTAACCCTAGTTATATATTAATAGAAGATATAGTAAAAGTAAAAGGAAAATAAAAAATGAATGTAGAAATATGTAAAGCAGAAATTAAAAGACATGAAGGCGAAGTCCTTGCAATATATGTAGATAGTTTAGGTTATAAAACTTTAGGAGTTGGACATCTTTGTCAACCAAATGACCCAGAATATAATTGGAAAGTGGGTACGCCTGTAACTCAAGAAGTTGTAGACATGTATTACATAGATGATTTTAACAAACACTATCAAGAAGCTGCTCATGTATACGGAAGCGTTGCTTCTTTTGACAGACTACCAGAAACTATACAACATGTATTAGTTAATATGTGTTTTAATCTAGGAGGCATGGGGCTTTCTAAATTTAAAAATATGTTAAAAGCTTGTAGAGCTGGTGACTGGAAAGAAATGGCACGTCAAATGGAAGACAGTCGTTGGTATAGACAAGTAGGAAGACGAAGTGTTGAATTACAAAGCATGGTATTAGGAACAAAGTAATGGGTTTCCCGTTTGAAATAATAACTATGTTAGCTTCTACTGTACTTGGTGGGGTTATGAGTGTATGGGCTGAAAGTCGTAAGGCTAAAGCTGACACACAAAAACTTTTAATAACACGTGGTGAGTTTGATATGAAATCAAAAAAACAATCACTTGACCACGGATTAAAAGATAAAGGATTTGCTTGGACAAGAAGAATCATAGCCTTGACATCTGTGTTTGCTATTGTTGTTTTACCTAAATTAGTAGCTATATATTATCCTGAAGTACTTGTTACTGTAGGCTATACAAATTGGAATCCCGGATTTTTGTTTTTTAGAGAAGGAAGAGAAGTTTTTGAATGGATAACCTTTCAAGGTTTAGTAATCACACAGTTAGATACTAATTTAGTATCAGCTATTATAGGCATGTATTTCGGTGGAAGTCTAGCCAAAGGAAAATAAAATGAACATGAATAATCAAATGGGTGGCTTCAGCGGAGACATGGATAGAAATGAAGTTGAGATAGACCTTAACAAGTTTATGGCTTTGCTTCAAGAAAAGTCACAATTAAAAGATAGAATACGTGAGCTTGAAGATACAAAAAACGACAACCCATATCAAAAATGGATATTTGTAGCACAGGCAATAGATAGCTGGAGACTTATACCAAGAGCTTTTCTTAGTGTTTATATGTATTTACTTTACTATGTAGTATTTTGGTACATGGATTTAGCAGTTCCAACTATGGAACAATCAGGTTTAATATCTGTTGTTGTAGGTGCTGGAGCAGCTTGGTTTGGTTTATATACATCTAGTAGCTCAAAGTCTGATAAAGCAGGTTAGTTAAATGAACGCTAATCAGTTCATGGATTTGTTAGAGACTGTAGGTATTCCTGCAGCCTTTGCAGTAGGTGCTGGTTGGATGGTGTGGAAATTATTTCAACACTTAATAGCAGATGTACATAAAAAATTAGATACGCAACATGGTATGATAGTTGCTCTAATAGATAGAGTAAGACAGATGGACAACGACATGATAAGAATAGACTCTATGTGCAGGACAGTACTAGGAGTTCAAGTAGATGTAGATAGGATAGCAAGAGCAGATGGAAAAAAAGACCAACGAAGAGATTAATACAATAGAGGACATACATCCAATGACACAAATTACAATAGCTTCAATAGTGCAAGTTTGTGTATTAGGTTTTATGTTGTTATCTATGATAGTAATTAGTAATTTATTTTAAAAGATATG